CTCCTCTTTGTGCTTGGCCATATCCTTTTCTAGGATGTACTCAATCTCGTGAACAGATTTATTATTTATAATTTTTATAAGGGTTGCTGGAGGAACAGTGCCCTGACCTGCAAACTCTTTAGCTAAACCCTGTATCTTAACAAGCTTATCATTTTCTATTCCAGAAGACACTACTGTTATTTTGTGATCTGTAGTGCTAAACCTGTCTGACTTAACTAAAAAAGGGATCATGGCCGCCCCATTTTTATATATTCCTTCTATAGCCTTATTTCTGTACGCGTATTTAAAGTTGTCTAGTGTTCCTTGTACCACTCTATTTAAGCATCTATCGATTTCACGAAACATTTCTAGCGAAAGAATTGATACTTGATTCATACCAGCCCTTACATTCTCTACTGCGTCACGCTCCTCTATGATTCCCAACATCTGACGAGGGACACCGCTGACAATGTCTGCCTGTACTGTCAAGGATTCTAGAATAGCATTAATGGCGTTAATAGCGTTCCCATTTACAGAAGCGTCAAAATCGCCGTAGTATTGAAATAGGTTGGCCCCTTCCTCGGTTGGATCAACCAGCTCTAGCCCCTGTTTACGTATGGTTATCCATTTGGTAAGCCTGTCCATAAACTTTTTTCCTAGCGCCTTGGGAATACCTGCAACGTTTACACGCGAGCCTGATATACCTGAATTCGCCACCATATTATTACGAAAGAACATTATGATATCATATAAGTCTTGGATTTCTCTCATAGAGTTAACCATCGAGTGGACTACTCCGTTACGCGACACATTAATAACCCCTTTATATGTAAGGCAAGTTTTCCATGGGGCGTCCTTTGTGCGCGGTGCTTCGTCACAACGTCGGCCTGCTAGATAGATATCTGCCCCTACTCTGTAACACTCATAGCGATCTTCTCGGTATACGTAACCGCCTCCTGGCTTTGGGATACGTGTTGAAGCTAGCCACTCTACGTGATAAAAGTCTACTACTTCTGAATTAATTCCTCCTGCAATATATCCAGGACCTCTTAAGACGTCGCTATTGTTCCATCCTGTTTTAAGGTGAAGAGAGTCCATGGCACCTAGATCATCAGACGTCATCATAGTATGAGCGTCTGGAGTATTCCCTCGCAAATCTACAGTAGATAGTGAGGTGTATCCCGAATATAAACGTTCAGCCTCTTCTTTTGTTATCTTATCTCCTAATTCCTTAAGTATATGGTGAGGTGAAACTCTGCGCCTGTGTACTACAACACTAGTCCTTTTAAGGTCTTTGTCGCGTTGAGGCCTGTTTGTGAATACCTCCTCTGGAAGAACTATTTCTATTTTCGGATCACGCCCTTCTCCCTGATATACCTCTCGTACGTATCCTTCTCCTGTAATAAAGTAGTCTTTAGAGACCTCTTTTTTAACATTAGAAAGGTCTATTTCTGAGTCTGTCTCTATCATTCGCACAATATGAGAAGCCCCTATCTCATAGGAAGACCTGTAATCAGAGGTGTATTTGGTAGTAAGCTCTTTAAAGAAAAGCTTTGTAGATTCCCCTACTCCAGCTTCCTTCTTTTTCTGCTTTCCGTCTTTTTTATCGTTACGCCCTTCCTCTAAAGACTTGTCTAAATTAGCTTTAACTTCACTTATAATAGCCTCCGCTTTCTCCTTCTTTGCTGCTGCAATAGTCTCTTTATCTGTATAATGTACTGTAAAATCAGGCTCTGTTAAAAGGCTCATACCTACCAAGGCGTCTACTCTTGGCTTAGTAATATTGGTAAACCCGAGGTCTATAGGATTTTGCATGCCGTAAATATCCTCTAGATATTCAAAATCCATCGCGTCTCGTGTACCAGAATAGTAGTTTCTAGCGTCTATAATGTGGCCGCGTAAATCTACGGTAGAAGTGATGTACATTTCGCACATATTTTTAAAGTAGTCCTTGGAAAGTTTCTGCTTCTCTCCTAAGTGGATCTCCTTATCTATACCAATATATCCGTCTGTTAACATCTATCTTTTACCTTAATTAATACTGTTGCTTACTGCTTCACGCTACCTAAAATATCGAAAATATACATAACACGGTATTCGTCCTTGTCCATAATGTCCGAAGAGTTCATCTTAAGCCCAACAAAAGAGTCTAGTATAATATGACTGCCTACTACTGGCGGTGTATATCCTTTACTGTTCTCGTTCTGTGCTCCTACTGCAATTACTTCTGCTACCTTCGAGGCTGCGTCTGTTTTGCTTTGTTTGTTTACTGACTCCACGTTGGTAACAATACCTGAGGCTGTTGTTACTTCTGTTTCGTCCGCTAATTTTACTAAAATGTAATTTATGCCCGGTGTAAATGTTGCCGGATCAAATGCTTTTGCTTGTTTCATGTCTTGCGCTGGTTTATATGTTAAAATATCTGTTTCGTGAAGCATCTTCACTTGTCCGTCTGTAATTGCTACGTGATTGCCTGAATACATCGATGTAATCACGATATCTCCGACCTTTACTATAGTCACATCCGGTGCTACTGCTTCAACTATAGTCACATACTGCTCTCCCCGTATAATGGAGGCTGCTGTACCTAGGAAAACCCCGCCTTGCGATTGGGCTGGCCACGACTTAATTGTTACTAACACTCTACCTTTGCTTGGCTCAATCTGTTCTAGTTTTACTCTACTAGTCAGATTTGCCGCTGTCAATACTTTTGTCATTGTCTTATTGTTCTTATTTGTTATTGATTTAATAATACTAAAAATTAATTACTTTATGCTACTCGTCTAAATTATTTATTGGGAAAGGGTGAATTGCTTGCGCCTCTACCCACTTAAATTTCTGCGCGCTCTCCTGTTCGTCCGCTTCGGTCTCCTCTATCGCAATACTGTTAAGCTCTAACTGCTCCTTAGGCACTGTTCCCCACCTCTTACGGCCTTTAGCGTCTCTATACATACCAAAATCCGTTAACTCTTCCGATGCACTACCACCCTCTGTCGCCGGTTTACCCATGTAATCCTCATCAGCTAGCTCTGTAAGGCCCATGGCCACCACAAAATCAAACTTTGTTCTAGCTTCTCTACTGTATTCCTGTAGTTGCGTAATAGCTGGTAAGTAGAGGATCTGGAAATAGTAATCGTCAATATAATCAGCTAGCTTTTGATCTTGGTGATCAATTACCGAGGTTGTTGCCGGTGTACCTATCAGCGTTGAAGCCTTAAGCCCACTAACGTTTGAGCCAATGGCGATTGACGGCCTTTTCATAAGACGCCAAAACTGGTTCTTCGCCCGAAAAAAGGATACAATATTTATCTTTGTGTACTCAATATTTACTTTTGCATTATACCAAATAGATATCTTAAGTACGTTTTCGTAATCCCACCGTACATCGTCCGATCGTTCGTTGTAAAAACAGGTGTAAAGGTTGGATGTTGTGCTAAACATGTTGTTTCCTATACGTTTTTTTACAGTAGCGGCGAGTTTTGACCCGTCGACTAGCGAATCCTTCTTTCCTTGATCAATACTATCTACTCCCACAACGTACAGATTGTTTAAAGGTTTGCCGTCTGGGCCCATTTCTGGAGGTTCTACCACAATAATCTTACCACCACGCACCTCTACAAACTCCACGCCTTCAACATTACCGTCCTTGTCTAGTATATAGTCTAGGCGCCCTTCTTTCCAAGGCTTTTCTGTAGCAGTCTTTATCTTGGTTTCTATTTCTAGTAGTTTGTCCTGGTTAAATATGTTTGTACCGCGCACAAGGAAAACCTCTTCTAGCGAGATAGGAAACTCCTGTAGCTCTTGCATATAAGCCACCGGGTCGTCTTCTAAAGCTTTACGCGACTCTGTAACAAGGCGCATCGCCAGCTCAATATTTGGTACGCCCGTAGCTTCCCATGTTCCACCATACTTAAGATAGGTAGGGATAAATAGGCTGGTTTCTCGTCCCCATTCGTTACAGGACCACATGTTGAAACCTTTTGGATTGGTGAAAACGTCCTCTGCATCTTTGTTGTCTACAGAACCACCGGTACCGGTCATAATTACGAAGGCTTTCTTAAACGAACCCATGATAATCCATGAACCTTTTGATTGCCCGAGCACATTTTTAAGTGAGCCCTTGCCAGGGTGTGATGGGAAAGAAGCGAACTCCTCCACATGTTGGAAGTGAGGACGACGCCCCCTTGTTTTGTTAGCGTTGTCTCCGTACGTTATACGCCTTACCTCGTTTAGCGAGCCACGCTTGGAAAGGTCATTATTTTCGTCATAGTACTCTTCTCCAGCAAGAATTTTTACATTCGAGTCGGTAATCTTTTTTTGCCTAAAGCCAGGATATTCTTTTTCTATAAGCTCGATTGTCTCCGTAAACTTGTTCCACGCCTCTTCTACAATAGGCTCCGAAGTTGCCGAGATAATCATCTCTTGGTTGTCAAACAGCTCGTAGTACCAAGCCTCTATGGATGTTGTAAGAAAACTCTTACCTATTCCTCTACCTGAGACGAACCCTACATACTTACGCTGCTTATAGGCTTGCCACATCACGTCCATAATGTAACGGTCAATATTGGAATACAGCGGGTGATCTATTTCCGAGCCTTCCAGCATATTTCCCTTCTTATCATACAGAGGTATTTCAAATATGAATATCGAGATCCACAGCATGAAAAAAGGGTTGTAGTACTCTCGTCCTATAGTTACGCCTTCC